ATTTGTGGAGTTAACTCTCCACCAGATTATGGCAATTCTTTTCTTGCCTACTACCTTCTGAGTCTAGAATATCGTTATTCGTTATCTAGCTTCAGAGTGTAGATTCTGTGACATAAGTAGTATTGGACACTACATTAGCTGAAAGATCCCAACAACCCCTGTCACTGTTCCCATTTTTAGCACTAGCTTGACAAGCTATGATGTGCTATTTTCTTATTGTATGTGGATCCGAGTGTTTTGGGAACAACACATTTATTCGGATTTTACCCTTCGGGGTACCACACCCGTCACATCACATCGTGTGACGTTTGATGACACATACTCATATTTTGATAACATACCAGTTTTCTGCTCTATACCCTTCTTAGTATGAGCTGTGTCTAAGTCAGTCGAATTTGTAAAACGATTGATGCCTTTACCGAGCCCTTGGGATGCAGGATCCTCCGAGAGGAGGTACTGTCACTGTGAGGATCAACCTCTCTGCAGTCTTACGAGGCTGTCGAAGTTGCTAGTCATTTTGATGGGCATCTGCGCGTTTCGCCCCCCCCGTGCGGACCATCACCTTTACTCCCTTTTCGTAATACCTGAGATAATATCAAAGTATTGTGCATAGACTAGGGAGACACCGGGCTGGTGTTCGTGGTTAAAACAAGGCGTTTAGGATCTTCGACCGATTTGAAGATTCTTCTGACTAGTGGTTATTTTGTTGCTCCCCAATCAAAAAATTTTGCAACAGACTTGGTGTATCGAGGCACCCGGGATGGCGTCCCGTGATATCGTCGGCGTGTAGAATCGCCAAACCGTCCCAAATGTTTTCTAAGGTTTATTCGAAAATGATGGCCACTCTTATGAGTGCGATGGGATTGGGAGCTGCACCTCCCACACACTGCATGTTTTCATGCGATCTCCAGTTTTTCCTCTGCTACTTCGCAGAGTTCATCTGGAATTTTGTCATCATCATCCCCTTCCAATTCGGGAAGGTGGTGACACTTGACGTGCTGAGCATTTTGTTGAGCTTGTTTCGGTCTTACATATACATAGCATTTATGCTATGCTTTGGTTTTCCGTTGCGATCAATGCATTACCTCGCACGTCGCCCCATAATACCGCTCTTTTGTTATACGTTGTGGGCAATACAGTCGACTCCTTGTGGTCCACTCAACTACGATGTGGACTACTGGTTTTGGATTCGTCAATTGGCATTGCCCTTTCTTGGTTCCTGGTTTTGGTACTCATGGTTTTGGTGGTTGCATTCTTTGACATTGCTACCATCACGACCCCCCCGCCCGCGCGTGCGACGTAAGCCGCCACGCAAGCAAGGCAAGCGAGTACCGTATCGCTCTGTGCGTTATAGGCGTTTTGAGTATAAACCGAGATTTAAGTACAAGCCTAAGCCAAAGTACGAGCCCCACTTCGCAACACTCCGTGATCGTTTGAGTTTTGTTCAAGCTAGAACTTGCATTGACTATGTGAAGGACAACTCCGAGATTGTGGAACGAGAGATTGAAGCTCTCGTTTGCCTTGTCAATATCATTCGCAAGGCCAAAGATTGGGTTGTCGTCACTAATGCATTGGCGCTATATGCTCAACGACAATTTCCTGACAAGGCTCTTACTCGTGTTGTTTTTGAAGCTTTGAATGAGGCCGTGGTACCGGGATTTACTCCCCAATCTGAGGGTGATCCTGATCAGCCCCTTACAGGCGAGCAGTCCGATTTTATCAATTTGCTTCGCCAATTCCATGGAGGATGGAAAATGATGTCGAACAATGATGGCTACCACAAGATCATGAAACTACTCTCCGTACTTACGGCTGCAGGGCTTATCTCCAAGACTGGGGAAAAGGCATCAGTCAAAGGCTTGCGCCTATTTGCTGATGCCATTGCCCAGAAGGAGAATGTGACCTGTTTTGACGTCGCTGATTGTATTATTGAGTCTGCCGTGTTTTTCTTTGAGGGTGGATATGAGTGTATCAGAACAGGTACTTTAACTCCACTCTTGTTTGGAGATTTTGATATGAGACGATTTGATGAGCTGTATTGCAATTGTTGTCGATGGATGCAATACGCTCAACCTGGAAATCTCATGTTGGCTGGAATCGATCAGAATGATCTCGCTAAGAGTCTTGATGAAGCATCTGATCTGGGAAAGAAGTTGATGTATACTGTGAAATCGCCTATAAACAAGCGATTGGTGCAGGAAAGGAAGATTCATATCGATACCATGATTGCTAAATTGCAACAATTCAGAGCGAGTGGCAGTTTGGTGGAGAAAGCATATTGTATTGCCATTTATGGTAAGACGAGTGTTGGTAAATCTACCATTGGCAATTATCTCATGACCACAACTTTGCATAGTAATGGGTTTGACGCCACTGACGAATACACAGTCGTTCTGAATGAGGAAGACCGGTATATGTCGAATTATAAGTCCTTTATCAATGGCATCTTCTTGGATGATGTGGCAAATACTAAATCCAACTTCGTTGATGGAGCTCCTACGGCGCGCGTTTTGCGTGTCGTCAACAACATCAAGCAGTATGCCAACATGGCAGAAGCTGAGCTCAAGGGCAAGGTGGTCGTCGCCCCGAAAGTTGTGGTTTGCACCTCAAATCTCAAAGATATGGGTGCAACTATCTATTCCAATGAGCCTGTGTCTATTGTGCGTCGTGCAAATGTTGTGATTACCGCATCTGTGAAACCGGAATTTGCTGAGAACAATCAATTGCGACATCACAAAGTCAAGGAGTACTATCGTGCTCGAGGTCAAGATGTTCCCCCCATTATTGATGCTTGGAATTTCAAAGTTGAGGTTGCATATCCTGTTCCCAATACTACGAAGGGCAAGGAAGATACATTGGGGTGGAAAATTGTCTGTTGGAATGGTGTTGAGTTGTCCTCTTGCGATATCTTTACCCTCATTGCTTTCTTGAATCGCGATTCGCGCGAACATTTTGCTAATGAGAAAAAGTATGTCGAGACTAATTCCAATTTAGTTGAGAAGATTCCCTTTTGTGATACGTGCAACTCTTTGAAACAGTGCTGCATCTGTGATGAATCAGGTTACGTACATCGCGTGTCGTATAAAGAGAGTACTCCTAAGGTGCCAACTAGCAAGAACAAGGATCGTTCTAAGAATTGGAAGAAGAAGTATGTGCAACACATGGCTCGTGACCCCCCCGATTTGCCAGAACCAGAACCTCTAGCACCCCACGAGATTGTAGAGCGAAATGCTGTCCTCGATCAAATAGATCAAGGTATTGATTTCATTAGTGAGCGCGGTATAGCACTAGTAAATTGGTTGCGCCTTCCTACTGTTTGGTTCCGTATTGCTTGTGTCTATCGCTTGATAGCTATTGCAAGGAGAACCTTTGGTCCACGATTGTGGTTGTTCATGGCAAGTCAGGCCACTCTTGGCACTCTTGCTTTGGGCATTCTCCTTCCGACGACCATCGCTTCAGGAATTTTATGTGCTTTCTTCTTTTCTGTCCTCTATGCTATTCAGTGGTTGTTTAATTTGCGTTTCCAGCTTGATCATGCGTTAGCCAGACCAGTTTGGAGACCTGTGATCAGTCGTGAGCAAAAACGCTGGGCAGCAGCTGCAATTGGCTTTTCCTCCCTGATGTACATGATCTATATGGTCTGTCGTTTCCGGAAAGCGCAGCGTGAACATTCATATGTGGCACAGGGCATTTTGCACCCGACCTCTGAAGAGATTGAGCGAATTGACGCTTCCCAAAACGTGGTGGAGCAGGTCAAAGCCGAGCAAAATTGGGCAAATGTAGAGGTGACTCCAATTCCCACAACCAATCAGGCTAGGACTACTACTGCTGAGGATCTAGCGCGCATGTGCAAGGAGAATCTTTGCTCCATGAGTTTCGAGGATAAGCGTACAAATGCATTTTTCCTGTGTTCAAATGTGGCACTCATCCCGCGCCATGTTGCTAGGACTATAGACAAGAAATATTGCAAATTTGTACGTCATGATGAGACAAAGACCAGCGGCAATTTCGGATGTTGGCTCTCTAGTTCTCACATGGTCGATGTGCCAGGTATGGATTTCACAGTTGTGTACGTGCCTAGCGGTGGATCTTGGCGTTCGTTATTGCCTTACTTACCACTAGAAATCCCTGATGAGGAGTGTCATTCTGCTATTCCCATGACTTTCGGTTACAAGGATAGGGAGGGTAGATATTACTCAGAAGTGACAACTGGTGCTTTTGATCTGCAGTGCAATAATGGTATTTGTGATGGTGACGGCAAGGTAACTTGGCCTGGCTGGCACCACACTGTCAAGAGCAAGACTTTCCAAACAGCTCCGGGAATGTGTATGGGTCCCTTGGTCGCTAAGGTCAAGCACCCTTTCATTGCTGGATTTCATCTGGGAGGCGTCACGGGAACCAGATTTGGTGTTGGTGGTATTGTCGAATTCAATCGACTTTCCGCGACTATTCGTGAATTGTCTCTCAGACCAGGTGTCTTTCTAAGTAATAGTGATGGAGAACTTCAGCGTAAGCAATTTGATGTCAACGTTCTTGAAGGTACCCACATTCATGAGAAATCCAGCCTGCACAGACTCCCAATCAAGGATGGCTTCACCCCCAATTTGAAGATTTATGGGTCTTGTATTGGACGCGCCAAATACTACTCTGAGGTTGCTGAGACACTGATCTCAAAAACCGTGGAGAGAGTTTGTGGTGTTTCAAATACTTGGGGGAAACCAGCGTTTCACAAGGGAGATGCCTTCGCCAAATCACTTGAGCAATCAGTGCATTCTTCCAATGGAGTCCCAGGAGATGTACTCGACCGAGCAGTGTTGGATTATGTGCAAGCATTCCGCACACTGCTTAGAGAGCGCCCTGAGTTGAAGGAGGACATTCGACCATTGACACAGATGGAGAATTTGTGTGGGGTGGATGGTAAGAAGTTCATTGACAAATTGCCTCCCAACACGTCCATTGGATTTCCATTATCTGGTCCTAAGAAATTTTTCATGCGACTTTTGGATCCAACACTCTTCGAAGGGTTTTCTTGTCCTGTGGAGCTTGACACTCGATTTTGGGATCAAGTTCGTAAGGCGAAGCAGTGCTATCTGTCTGGAGAAAGGTTTCATTTGGCTTTCAAAGCTTGTCTCAAGGATGAGGCCACGCCTCTCGAAAAGGACAAGGTCCGTGTCTTTCAGGCCGCACCGGTTGTCCTCCAGCTGTTGATCCGTGAGTATTTCTTGCCAATTGTTAGGTTACTTTCCCTGTTCCCAGCACTATCTGAGTGCGCTGTGGGGATTAATTGCATGGGACCTGACTGGCAGGAGATGGCAGAACATATGAGTCGTTTCGGAACAGACCGCATCGTTGCAGGTGATTACAAGAAATATGATCTTACCATGCCCGCACAATTGACTGGAGCGGCTTTTAAGATTCTCATTCTAATAGCACAGGAGTGTGGTTACACAGATGAGGAGATTGCAATTATGAACGGTATAGCGTCGGATGTTGTATATCCGGTCATGGCCTACAATGGTGATCTCATTCAGCTCATGGGTTCCAATCCTTCGGGACATAATCTCACTGTCTACATCAATTCCATTGTGAATTCTTTGTTGTTTAGGTGTGCTTTCTATTCACTGGATGGGAAGCAGGAATTGAAATTCAGAGATTTCGTGAGTATCCTGACCTATGGTGATGACGTCAAGGGTTCTGTCAAGCAAGGACATGATGACTTCAACAATGTGTATTTGTGCTCGTTCTTTAAGAAGCATGGCATAGATTTCACGCCACCAGACAAGGTATCAGAGCACAAACCTTTCAGACATGATCATGAGTCCGATTTCCTGAAACGCACCTCCCAGTTTATCCCTGAACTGGGCATGCGTTTGGGTAAATTGAATGAGGATTCCATCTGGAAGAGTTTGCATTCCAACATTGTTTCTAAAGTCCTTACCCCAGAGCAACATTCTGCGGCGTGCATTGATGGCGCCATGCGGGAGTGGGCTCTTTATGGACGAGAGAAATATGAGGAGCGACGTACTCAGATGCAGGAGGTGGCCCGGACGCACGATATTGATCACATCACGACCATGCTTTCTTTGAGCTATGATGAATGGTTGGACTCATGGCGTGAGCGATACGTACCACATTCTGATGGATATGAGTCTAACGCGCCTGATGAAGATCCTATCAATTCCCTCGTGGATTACGTGCGCACTGCCCTATTGATGAATGATGAGTCCATCATGGAGCGTGTTCTTACAGCGGAAGATGGATGGGAACGATTGGAACATATTGCTCTTTGCGTTCGTATCACCGTCCAGCATGCGTCACACTATGCTGAGGGTGCATTTCCTGAGAGGCGAATCGTGAGTGAATGGAATCGGTTTATGGGATTCCGTCCCGGTGATGCTCAATATGCTTTGACAGGTCGAGACCTATTTCATCGCATTGCCCGATTTCAGAATTTGTGGCTCGATCCATGGGATGACGCTACCACATTGTACGTTGCAAAGGGTGTGTACAGTACATGGCTGCAAGGACTGTATCTTAGCACTGCACTGAATTCAATTCGCTCACACACAGCGGTGGCTGCGTGTGAGCTTGTCCCTTTTGATCCCGCTATGTCTTGCAATGGGCACGATGGAATGCAATATTCTTGGGAAGTCCACTTTTTGACTTTTGGATGGTTTGTGCAACAGTACTTCATCCAGAATTTCGTGAAGCGCCAGGCATATATTGCTATATGGCGCGTCCTAGAGCTTCCACGTCACATGCGCTGGTATCACCTTCTACCATTTGTAGTGTTTTCGCTCACTGTGTATGGCAATCTGTCGCGTGTGTTCTTCCTTCTAGCATGTCGTGTGCTTACTGAGATTGGTGGTGCAATGCTTTGCGGAGGGTTTTGTGAGACAGCTATCTACGTGGCGAAAGGACACCCTGTTCCAGATAAGTGGGAATGTAATTTCTGGAACGAATGCTTCCGGACGGTCGTAATTACAATCGATCGTCTGGGAAAGTGGTACGGATACGCCAATTAAATGTATGTCCCTCTGGGCGTAGCTATGCGCCCAAACGTTAAAAATAGCACTGTGTATATGGTTACCGATGTATTGTGGAGCTAGACCGTGCGCTCCTTTATATGTTAGGCTTTGCACTTTCAAGCACAAGCCCTGTCTTGTACCCCTATTTAGGGGAGTGGTTCGCTGCCTCAAAAAGCACTGTTAATGTGTGTAGAATTAGTCGACTCTGCATATTTACATATTTACATGACTCCTACATATACTATGAATTATAATGATGGACAAGAGACATCAAAATACGAGATCACGCAATTTAGTGATCTCAACGCAGGATCCCACGTTGAAATCCCAACTTCACCTTTGGCCAGTTTTGGTACTGCTGACACTACTGATGACGATTTGGGCAACTTTTTCAAGCGCCCTATCAAAATTGGCTCGTATTCCTGGGATCCATCAGTAACGTTCTTTGAACAGTTTAATCCTTGGACGAGCTTTCTTCAGAATCCACGGGTTATCAATAGAATTACCAATTACAACCTCTTGCGCGGGTCATTGTGCGTCAAAATCTTGGTCAATGGCAATGGATTCCATTATGGGAGATTACTAGCTTCCTATTTACCATTTGCCGATGACGATCAATTTCACGCCAATCGTGCTTTTGTGCCTGAGGATTCGATTGAAGCTTCACAGCGAATGCATCTTTACATTGACCCCACCACTTCCACCGGTGGTTCAATGCGCTTACCCTTTGTCTGGCCCTACAATGCATTATCCATACCGGATGAGAATTGGCAAGACATGGGTGTGCTTACCATTCGTGAATTGACTAAGTTGAAGAACGCCAACGACACTGGTGACGTCGTCACAATCTCTGTGTTCGCGTGGATGGAGGACATTAATTTGTCAGTTCCCACTTCTGCTGAACCCGGAGCCCTTGTGCCGCAATCATTTGGTTATGTCCCACAAGCCGATGAGTATGGTGAAGATCCCGCTTCGAGTAAAATGCTTGCTGCTGGTGAAGCGGCTGCACTGGTCGGTGCTGCCATGCCGCAGATCGCACCTTTAGCTGAGCCTGCATTTTTAGCGCTCGCAGGTGCGGGTGTTGCTGCCGCGGCATTGGGCTTCTCCCGACCTAATGATTTGGATCCAGTTGTTCCCTTTCGCCCCGCTTATTTGGGCAATATGGCCAATGCCAATGCTCCAGATTCCTGTGTCTCGCTCACTTTGGATCAGAAGGCGGGGCTGACTCCGGATACTCGCTCATTCGGTTTGAACGGTGAGGATGAGCTTGAGGTAACTAGCTTGGCTAGTCGTGAGAGTTATCTCACCTCATTTCCGTGGCCCGTCTCTGCAGCTGCGGAAACGTTGTTGTGGAATGCTCGCGTTACTCCACAATTGATATCCCGAGTTACTGTCGGTGGGGTGGAAGAGATACATTTCACTCCAATGGCCTACATTTCCTATTTTGCGAGGTATTGGCGAGGAACCATCCGATATCGTTTCCAAATAGTTGGTTCAGCATTCCACAAAGGAAGGCTTAAAATAGTTTGGGATCCAGAGTCCTTTGAGTCTAATGAGTATAACGTTGCTTACACGCATATCGTTGATATTTCAGAAACTCGGGATTTTACAATAGACGTCGGATGGGGATCCAAGGCCCCTTATCGTCTGTGCAATTCTGCTGGTGAGAATTGGGGTGTTACACCGTTGACAGGTACATTTGAGAACTTCAATGGTGTTATCTCTGTGTTTGTGGTGAACGATTTGGCCGTGCCAAACACAACTATTGACAACGACATCTCCGTCAATGTCATGGTGTGTTCTCCTGATTTGGAGTTGGCTGTGCCACAATCGCCAGCTGCAAGATTGGATACTTGTTGTCCATTCCCTGAACCCACTCCACAGAGTTTTGGTTATGTCCCCCAAGCCGAAACAGATGCGGTGGGTCAGGAGCAGAATGCTCCAGTGGCCGAGTCTGGTGACAAGGTTGGAAATTACAATCCCGCGCCACACTTAGAGTTCATTGGTGATCCCATACCAAGTTTGAGGTTGCTGATGAAGAGGTACGTGATTTATGGCACGCACGTGCTGTCCAACGGTAACGATAACCTCTCCACTGGGCGCATATCCCTGCCGAGTAGACCTCAAGAGCTGGGTTATCCACCCTATGCACATTATGACAGCAGCATTCCCGGTGCCAAGTGTAACTTTGTGGAGCTGGTGCCCATGGCATACATCATGAGGATGTTTGCGTGTTGGCGTGGTAGTGTGCGCTACAAGTGCCTGATGGCTTCCCATAACGACAACGGCCAGCACAAAAATACCAGCGGCCAAGCTAATGTCATCAATGATGATCCGGAGCCGATGGTAACATCGCGCCAGGTTATCAACATGGATTGGTCGAATGATGCCAAGATTGCGCATGCAGCTGCCGTGAACATGACCTCGATGAACAGGAATGGTCATGCTACAGTAATAGACCGTAATCCAGTTCTGGAATTTGAGGTTCCGTATTATTTGGGTAAGCGTTTCAGTTTGGCTCGCTATTACAGCGATCCTGACGTTCCACGCTTTATCATCCAAAACTACGTTCAGCCTAGTGCAAAGGCTTCTTTTACCTTCTTTACCGCCGCTGGCGAAGATTTTCAGGTGGGTCTATTTGTTGGGACGCCCATCCTGTACCCGCAGACGTATCCATCGCCTGCACCCTAAATCCTATTGGTGATTGATAGGTGGGGCACTTCGGTGTCCCGTTGCGATTTGCTATGATCTGGTTTTTAACCAATGTGTTGCAAATTGCAGCACATTGGGGAATTTTACAGATCACAAGTTTTAAAAGATCGCG